ATTTTGGCGGTCGTCAATATCAAGAGGGCGACAGAATTGGTGACATGGTTAGTATGGCACACGCAGATATTGATGCAGAGGTGTCAGAAGTAAGTATGCTAATCAGAGTGTACGAAAAACAAGTTGCTATAGGGCAGATACCTTTCATTACAGAAAGTGAAAAAGATGCTCTTGTTGAATATAGAGAAGTTTGGCGGGGGCTACCAACACATGAAAGTTTCCCTCGTATTGTTAGATCGGCCTTGCCTAAGCTACCTGTAGTAATAAATCGAACAAAGTTTGTTAATGCATTTTTAAGTATATAGGTAATTTATGTCTGCATTTAGCGCATATTCAGAAAATCCTTTTGCCGTATCTGAGGTACGATTAGACGCTAATGCGTTTATGATAGGTATTGTAGTTACAGCATCTGTAGGTACAGTAGACTATGATGCTAAAGCTACTATTGTATCACCTGCAGCTACAGCAACGTTTACTGCTAATGTTTTTGATGACGTAGACGCTAAAGCTACTATTGTATTACCTGCAGCTACAGCAACATTTAACAATGGTGGCATTGAAGATGCAGATGCACAGGCTACAGCATCAGTTACAGGTGTTTCAGCAACTACAGCTTCTGGTACTCAAACTGCTAATGGTAAAGCTACTATTGTATTACCTGCAGCTACAGCAACGTTTACAGCAGGTGTTGCTGGTTATAATGCTAAAGCTATTACAGATCCGCTTACAGGTGTTTACTTACAGATTAACAACTACGATCTTGCTGATGAAGATGCTCAAGCTACAGCAACAGTAAACGGTGTAGCAGCTACAACAACAGCAGATTGGGATACAGTAAATGGTGTATACGCAGTACAAATAACTTTCTTAAATACAGACTTTGCTAGAGAAAGAACAGTTAATGTTGTGAAGTATGGAAACTACACAGCTTATATTACTAAATAGGATTTATTCATGGCGTATAAATGGCCTAACCTTGACCCAAATGAAATACAAGACTATAGTGTAGATTGGTCCCGTTTCCTTAATACAGGGGATACAATTGCTAGTGTTCAATGGTTTGTAAACGACGAAGAACTTGGAAGTTATGAAACATATAGTGGTGACGCTGGATCATTGACTATTGTTCAACCTACTAATACAACTACTGTTGCTACTGTACGTATAACAGGCGGTCTTGTTGGAGTTAGATATACGATACAATGTAGAGTAACTACAGCGGATGCACTTAGGTATAGTAGAAGTATCTATTTAACTATTGCGGAGAAATAATAAATGGCGTATAATTTTTTAGAACTAGTAAATGACATTAACCGCCGTTTAAACGAAGTTCCTTTAACCAGTGCAAACTTTGCTAGTACTACTGGTTACTATAGTTTTGCTAAAGAGGCAGTTAATTCATCTATCAGACACATTAACCAAGAAGAGTTTGAATGGCCTTGGAACCATGTAGAAGAAGACTTAACTCTTACCGCTTCTGTTTCTCGTTATCCATATCCTTTAGATGCTAAAACAATTAACTTTAATACATTTAGAATTAAAAGAAACAATACTTTTGGTAATGATACAGTAAAATTAAAAGTACTTACATACGAAGAATATTTAGAAAAGTATGTAGACAATGAATACAACGCAGCTTCTGGCATAGAAGGTATTCCAGAATATATTGTTCGTGCTCCTAGTAGAGAATATATATTAGTACCAAAACCAAATAAGGCATACGAATTAGTATACGAATATTATAGACTAGAGTTTGATCTTGTTTTAGACGCAGATGTACCCTCGTTACCTGAATCATATAGACACGTAATTATTGATGGTGCTATGTATTATGTACAGCAGTTTCGTGGCGATACCCAACAAGCGCAGTTATCTATGACTAAGTTTAGAGATGGTATTAAATACCTTCGTAGTTTGCACATGAACCGTACTGACTATGTACGAGATTTAAGAGTTAGATTTTAATGGCTAGTACTTGGCAAACATTTCCAGTTGAGATGCGTGGTGGACTTATATCAAATATGAGTCTTCTACAGCAAGGGTCTGGTGCAGTAGGTTCTGCTACCATACTCCAAAACTTTGAAGTTGACAAAGGTGGTGGATACTCTAAAATACGTGGGTATGAAAAATTTACTGACGATGTAGTTCCAGGAACTGGTAATGTACTAGGTTTAAAAGTAGTATCCTCTGGTAGATATATATGTGCTCGTAAAGTAGACAGTGCTGCAGTAGCTGCGTACCCTTCTGATTTAGTAGCAGGAGATATAAACAAAACAGCGTATTACTACAGCACAGGAGGCAGTTGGAATTTTACAGCCGTTGGCCCTACGTCTAACGCAGGTAAAGTACGTCATACATCATTTAACTTTGATGGTGATGACAAGATTATATTTGTAGACGGTACTAACTACCCGAGTATTTATAATACTAATGGTAACACTCATACTTTTTTAAGTTTATCTAGTACTAATATTAATACTGATGTAGAGGGCGCAGAGTTTGTAGCCATATTTAAAAATACAGCATTTTACTCAAACGGTAACACTCTTTTATTTACTGCCCCATTTACTGTAGATGACTTTAGTGCAGCTAATGGTGCAGGTTCTATTGGTCTTGCCCATAATATAACTGGCCTTGCAGTATTTCGTGATCAGCTTATAGTATTTACTACAGATACTATTAGTCGTTTAGTAGGCAGTACATCTTCTGATTTTAGACTATCTCCTATTACTGAAAAGATTGGCTGTATTAATGGTAACACTATTCAAGAAGTTGGTGGAGATATTATGTATCTATCTCCTGACGGTATTAGACAACTTAGTGCAACAGACCGTATTGGTGACTTTGCGTTAGATGTAGCATCAGATAAAATTAAAACAGATGCGGATGACTTTTTGTCCTCGTCAACAGATTACTCTTCTGTTATAATACGTGAAAAAGCGCAGTATAGACTTTTTTCATTTAAACAAAGTCAACGTGCAGCATCTGCAAAAGGTTTAATTGCAACTAAAGTATTAACACAAGGTTCTGGTGGTATCGAATGGTCTACTATTAAAGGCATAAAGGCTTATGTAGCAGATAGTACTTATAGTGGAACAACAGAATCAATAGGTTTTGCTAATAATGATGGGTACGTTTATACAATGGACACTACCGCATCATTTGATGGAGAAAATATTGAGGCTATATTTGAATCACCTTATATGCCAATTAACGACCCTCAAGTAAGAAAAACTTTTTACAAAGCTGTACTATACATAAATCCTACAGGAGATATGAATATAGACTTTAACATTAAGTTTGATTTTGAGTCAAATTCTCGCAACAATGTGGTACAACCAAATGTAATTAATATTGCTACTGCATCTGGTGGTGTTGCGTTTTTTGGTGGTGGTGGTTTATTTGGTGCTACTAGTCCACCAGCCGCATCGTTTGGTGCTACTATAGAAAAAATATACCCAACTAATTTAATAGGCTCTGGTAAAACAATGGCAATGCGTATATTGGATAATTCTACTAATCCTACATTTACTTTAGACACTGCAGTGTTTGAGTACGAAATGAACGATAGAACATAAGGAAATAAAACATGGCAGGTTATACACGTCAGGATACAACGGGTCAGTTAGCTAACGGCAACCCTATTGACGCTGATCTTTTCAATGATGAATATGATGCTATTGAAGGTGCGTTTAATGCATCTACTGGGCACACCCACGATGGTAGTGTAGGAGGTGGTGCTCCTATTGAAAGTATTGGCCCTAGTCAAGAACTGGAAGTTACAAGCAATTCTGTTTTTCCTAAATTAGATAACCTTATTGATAATGGTAAGACTACACTACGTTGGCGTAACGGTTACTACGGTACAGACCTTCAGGTAGGACAAGATGTTACAGTAACTAGAGATGCGTCTATTGGACGTAATCTTACCGTTACTGGTAATGCTACTATTAATGGCAATACTACAATTGGTAATGCTGCATCAGATACAGTTATAGTTACAGCAGACGTAGCATCTAGTCTTATACCTAGTGCCAGTGGTACTTATAATTTAGGTACAAGTACAGATGAATGGAATAATTTATTCTTAGACGGTACTGCCAAAGTAGATTTCCTTACTGTAGATGAAGACGCTACTGTCACGGGTGACTTAGCTGTTACAGGTGCTACAGGCATTGATGGTAACTTTGATATTAACACTAATAAGTTTACTGTTAATGCTACTAGCGGTAACACCACAGTAGGCGGCACTCTTGGTGTAACAGGTCAGATAACAGGTAATGTTACAGGCAACCTGACAGGTAATGTTACAGGAAATGTCACAGGTAATGCTTCTACAGCTACAACTTGGCAGACAGCACGTACAATCTCTCTTACAGGAGATGTAACAGGTACAGCCACAGGCGTAGACGGCAGCGGTAACATTACTATTGCTACTACTGTAGCACCTAACCAAGTAGTTCTTGGTACAGACACAACAGGTAACTATGTTGAATCTCTAGTGGCAGGAACGGGTGTAACCCTTACTAATAATACAGGCGAGGGTGCTACACCTACAGTTGCTATTGGTCAGGCTGTAGGTACGACAAGCAACGTTACATTTAATGACGTTGTAGTATCTGGTAACTTAACTGTATCAGGTTCGACTACTACAGTTAACACAGAGACTATTAATCTAGCAGACAACCAGATCATTCTTAACTCTAACTACACAGGCTCTAGCCCAACCGAGAATGGTGGTATTGAGATTGAACGTGGTACACTAGATAATAAGACCCTTGTATGGGATGAGACAGCAGATAAATGGACTGTAGGCTCTGAGACATTTGTAGCTGGTACATTTGAAGGTGCGCTTACTGGTAATGTTACAGGTACAGTATCATCTATTAGCAATCATGACACAGGCGATCTAACAGAAGGTAGCAATCTTTATTATACTGACGCACGTGCTGATGCTCGTATTGCTGCTGCATCTATTACAGACTTGTCTGATGCTGACCAAGGCGTTGCAACTACAGATAGCCCAACCTTTGTTACAGCTAACGTAACTACTGTTGACCTTGGTGCATGGACTATTACACAAAGCGGTACAGAATTACACTTTAGCTATAACGGTGCTGTACAAGCCAAGCTAACAAGCACAGGTACATTCCAAGTTAATGACGACGTACAAGCAGAGGCATTCTAATGGTCCTACAGAGTTCTGGTAAGATAACACTCAAAGAGATAGCGGTAGAGTTTGGCGGTGATGTGCCTCACGGCTTGAAGGAGTATTATCGGGGCGGCACTTATACAACTGATAACAATACTAATGTTGCAGTGTCGCCAAATCTTATTGGCTTGAAGCAGTTTTATAACGCAACCAACCAGTTTGAGTTTACCGTTTCAACAAGTCAGCAAGAAATGGACCTTGCGACATATGCAACGGCGCAGGGTTGGGATGGGTCTACGCCTGTTTTTGTAACCATTGATTCTGGCGTTTACCTTTGGTCAGACAATACGTCTGTTGGTGGGCTAACCATTCCAAGCAGCATGAACGGTTTAGTTACAGTTTTAAATAATGGATACATCATTGGTCGTGGCGGCAATGCTGGGCAAGCTGGTGGGCCAGCACTAGTAAATAACGCAACTGGCGTAATATTGACAAACGCATCGGGTGCTTACATTGCTGGTGGCGGCGGTGGTGGTA